ATATTACTAATTGTCAAGTTACCTAGATTAGCATCATCACCACTAGCTGAGCCTACACCAAATGCACCTGTATATCTAGCACCTGCTATATAAACTGACTTGCCTGTAAAGTCTACGCCGTTAGGTAAGTTATCGCCAATAAAATGTAACACACCTGATTGATAATCAAAGAACCACTCGTCATCATTACCCGAACCTGTGATAAACACTTTGTTTGAAATTGATTCAGCATTACCAGCATCACTTGAATCATGTACATAAACATTAACAAGATAGGTAGAACCAAACTCAGGTGGTATCCAATCTGTTAATCCTGTTTTCCATGTACGGTTAGTTGACGCAGTAATATCTGCTGTACATTCTACAGTGGTGCCACCTGTGTAAACTGTGGTTACACCTGTTGTTGAACTAGGTTTTGTACCAGGAATACTTGATGCTTGTTGCCAGACTTTATCACCACGTAATAATAATGGTGAAGCAATTGATTCGTTAGCGGCCGCTTTGTTTGAGTTAGTATCAGTCTTGGTAATACCAAAACCAAGTTTCTTAAATAGGTAATCGGTCTTTTGTGTATCTGAAATAGCCATTAGCTTGCCACTCCTACACTTAACGCAGTAACACTCTGACCACTAGTTAACGCAATACGTACTAGAACAACGTTGTCCTGTGCGTTTGACATGTTTTCACTACCTAGTGTCATTGTATAACCGCCTGATAAACTTGTACTTGTACCTATAACATCAGCACCTGTTGAAGCACAACCGTTTGACCCATTACCACCTGAACCTGTGTTTGATCCTGGAACACCAGCACCAGCATATTGAGCTGACGCATCTAGCCAACCATTTAATCCCGAAGCACTATCAATACTAGTACCTGGCGCCGCTATCCATAAACCGGCAATACCTGATGATGTAATGTTAATATCAAAGTTAGCAACAACTTTTCTTTGGAAAGCAAAAGTAAAGTATTGTGTACCAGTGTCACTGCTTCTATCTGGACCTACTGGTAAGTAACCTGTTGAATAATCTGTTGTGTCATGTTTAAGGACACCTAATCTAACAGTTGCTTCTTTAGTTCCTTCAACACCTGGATCACTTGATTCAGTGTATGGACTATTTGTATAGAAGTTAGTTGAACTTGTATAACTTGGTGTGTCCGTTGTGTCAGCATTAAAGTCAAATATTCTAACACCGTCATTGGTATAATCGCCATTACCCAATGAGTCACTAACAGCAATAGCAATTTCACTAATGCCTGATTGACTTGCTGTGTGTACATTAATGTTTGTTGCGTTTTCTACGTAACTACCAACACCATTACAGTTTCTTGCTCTAACTTTAACTCTGTCTACTGTTCTTACTGAACTTGATGTAATGTTAACTGCTAGGTTACCTAGTGTATAGTCTGACGCTACACCTATGTCTGCTAATGGTATTCCACCTGACAGCATTGTTACTGCTCCATCTATGTTAGCATAACCAAAGTCTTTGTTTGTAGTACCTGCTGAACTTGTACCTTCTTGATTTGTTCCTTCATCTACTTCAACAACATTTGATACATCTGAATATGCTTGTCCTGTTAGGTCACTGACAGTAACACCTGTTAGTTCAACAGTTGGACTACCACTGTTGTAGTACGGAATACCTGAAATGTATCTCTTAGTTCCGCCAGTACCTTCTACCAGTGTACCTGCTGATGTAATTGTTGGAGTTGCTGTAACATCATCATAGACAATGTTTACATAGTTTGTGTTGCCTGTCTCGTCATGTTCTAGTCTAGCATCGTTAGCACCAACTGAATATCCTGTTAGAGCTTTTGTAATCTTAGCATCAAATGTTTGATAGAAGCCTGTTGGATATGTTGATGAACTAATAGTATCGTGTGCGTCTGCTTGGTTAGATACAACTAAACTTGTAAATGTTCCGTTTTCATTTAATGCTGTTGTAAATGCTTTAGTGCCATCTGCTGTACCATTGATCACTGCTGACAAGTTACCTGATAAACCATTGTAAGCATTGTTAACAACACTGGTGTCAATAGTTCCTGATGTATAACGTCTTGCTGTTGATGATGTTAATGCGTCACCTGCTGATAGTTCGTTAGCACCGGAGTTGTCTGTAAACCCTGCGGTTAGTTTAGGACTTGTGCCTTGATAACTATCTGCTAAGGTAATACTAAATGTTGATAAGTTGCTAGGTGCACTTGGTACTGCGTTTAATTGGAACGTTATACCTGTATCTGAATCTGTCTGTGCTGTTATGTCTGGTGTACCACTTGCTGTAAATGATAAATTATAATTACCTGTTGACTCTCCACTAAAGTCGTGATCAATTGTGGCCGCAATAGAACCTGCTGATGACCCATCTTCAGTAACTGAATCATTTGATGATGAATCGTTCCAGTTGTAGACATAACTATCGCCGTTCTGTGTTGAGTTAGTAACCCTTGCTAAAGCACGATTGTTACCATCATAGTCTGTTCCATCATACAAGTCATAAATGTCATCACCTGATCTATCAGAAGTTGTTACTGCTGTACCCGAAATAATTGCACGTACATCAGGCTCGACGTGTACTGTAAATTCTGATGATGAATTTTGAAAAGGTGAACTTGCGTGATTACTAATAACACTTAGGTTACCTGTATAATCTCTTGCTGTACCATTTGCTTGATCACTAGCACTTAAAGTATATGTATGGGATATTGATTGTCCGTGATCACCAGATGACCCTGATCCTGCATTTACATAAGTATCACTTGATCCATCTCCCCATTGCCAACGATATTGGATGCCATATGTTGCGTAACTACCAACTGTCGTTTCAGTTTGATTAGACCAAGTTGGACTATATCCATTACCAGATTCTTCATTAATACCTGAAAGTACATTCCAAGACACTTGAGGAGTATGATCATCATAAACTTCAAATGTGTCTGAATCGCTTGTTGGAATAGCACTTGGTAATGCTGTTGAGTGACTATCTAATGTTAATTGTACTGTACGCTGTACATCTGTTTCTGTTGATGCTGTAAATGTGTGTGCAATTCTAGCACCTGCTGTACCACCTGCCGCAGTATCATCTGTAATAACATCATCACTTGAGCCATCACCCCAATCCCATGTAAATTGTATTGTAGCACCACCAATGTTTGTTGTGGTGTTGTCAAAGTAAACTGTGTCGCCATCGTCCCATTGTGTTACAACGCTACCACCTGATACTGCGTCATAGGCTGTAAATGATACAACTGGATCTGCTGTGTAAATTGAAATATAATTTGTTTTAGTTTTTGTAGCAGTTGAACCGGCACCTGATCCAGAGTTGTTAAACGCAGTTACTTCAACTGAATATGGTGATCCAGAATTAGATGAATATGTATGAGTTGGAGTTGAATCTGTTGTTGCTGTTGTAGTATCACCGTCACCCCAATCAATTGTGTAGCGATTTGCGTTACCTGTAGCTGTTATTGTAAGTGTAACTACTAAGCCAGCACCACCTGCTGTGTTATCTGCTGTAAAGTCTACATCTTTAACAAATGTACTGTTGCGTACATTTTCAATAACTTCATTTAAGTCATCAATGGCATCTGTAATATATGTTGATGTTGACCAGTTAATGTATGCACCATCTGTGATATTGCCATCTGTTGGGTTACCTAATACACTTACGTTACCTGTTGTGTTAACTGCACCAGTAACTGAATCAACGTAGGCTTTTGTGGCGGCATCTTGTGCGTTTACTGGATCACTAACATTACCAATAACTTTATTTGATACACTAACAATACCTGTGCCATCTGGCGATAATACAATATTAGTGTTACCTACTGTTGATGAAATTGTTGTGTTTGAAATTGAAATGTTGGCAAGTGTTGTATTGCCATCTACTTGAAGTAAGGAGTTAGGTGTAGCCGTACCAATACCAACTTGGCTGTTGGCATAGTCAATTGCTAGTGTGTTTGTATTAAATGTTAAACTGTCGTCACGGTCAAGGTTGTCCTTGAGCATTCGTCCAGATATGCGGCCAATAGCCATTACTGTCTCCTTATCCTCCGTGTTTCACGGATTACCTTGTTCAATCGCAGGTATACCTCGGTTTGTCCACAACAAATGTTGTTTATGTGTTTATTTATCTTTTTATTTAACTAGCGTTTGTGCTACCTAAATCTAAGATAACATTGATTGCTTCGCCGTTTGGAGGAGCACTTGTGAATGTAATTTCGTCTGCAGATATGGTATAAGCAGTTGCAGGATCTTGGTGTACACCACCAATAAACACCATAACTTGATTTACACCTGATTGTTCTGCACTTAGAGTGAATAAAACGGTTGAACCATCACCAGTAAAACTATCTACTGTAAGAGTTACCTCACCAACTTGTGCTGAAGTAACAAATTGTGTGCCATTAAAGTACTCAAGTTTGAAATTGTCTGTATTAAATCTAAAATCGCCAACTTTAGGATTTCCTGGGCGATTATTAGAATTACCTGAAGGAATAGCAACTGCTTGAGCTATGCCTCCTCCAAGAGTTGAAGAAATTTTTAAAAAATGAGCCATTAGATACCTGTGTATGAAACAACAGCGTTTATTGAAGCGGCTGTGTTAGCAGTAGCAACAATAGTATCAGCATTACCCATTAATAATTTTTCGCCTGAGCTGTAAAGATAAAATGTATCAGTTGCATCAATAACCAACGTTTTAGCGACAAGATTTACATTACCAACTGAGTCACCATCAGGTACAACGTGTAGATCTACGCTTACTGCTGAACCTGTATAGTTTGTTAGTGAAATGTATGTTACTGCTGAATCGCCACTTGATGTATAAACTGTGGTTGCTGTATTTCCAACTAAATTTGTTTCTATAGCCATTTTTTATTTCCTAAAATATAATGCCATACACAATGGCTTTTGATTTACTTACTAATTCGTCGCTTACTGTGTCATTAGTAACAAATAACCCTGAGCCACCACTTGATGGTGTTGCGGCATATAATTTGTTATATCCTGTTTCTGCACTAGGAGCACTTTCATTTTGTAACCTAACTGCTGTACCGTCAACTTGTAATTCACCTGTGCCGTTTGGTGCTAGTACAATATTACCGTTGCTAGATGATACAATACTTTGTCCATTAACATCTAATGCACCACCTAATTCTGGTGTAGTATCTTCTACAACGTTATACAAACCAACGTTACCTGATGCTGATGTAGCAATAGCAACTAAAGAACCTGAACCGTTATCTAACTTCCATGTGTCTGATGATTCGTCATAGACTAGTCTAGCATTAGTAGAGCTACCTCTGTCAATTTCAATACCAGATAAAGTACCTGTAACACCTGCACCTGACTCACCATCATTGAGTATAATAACTCTATCGTTGATAGCTGTATCAGTTGAATTAACTGTTGTTTGTGTACCTGTAACTGTTAAGTTACCTGTAATTGTAACAGTGTCTGACGTGATACCAATATTACCACCTATAGACTCAATGTTATAATCACCTGATATTCTTTTGTTTGCACTCATAGTTTCTTCCTAATTATAAACTATTTATCTCCGTTTTAAAACTGCTCATATCAATTTCAATAATGTTCGTTCTTTCAAAATTAAATGGTGTACTTTCTTTGCCTACCACTCTATAAAATAAATTATTACTCCAATGATCACTAATTTGTTGTAGTTGTTTTACCCAGTTACCGTAGTATGTTGCTTCTTGATCTGGTGTTTTATACCAAGCAGTGCCTGCGTATATGTTATTAACAAGTTCTGTTGGTGACCCTAGGTCAAAACCTAGTAAAAATACTTTAGTACAACCACGCTGACATAATTTAGCAACCGCGGCTGGTCCAGAAGAATACCCATATTCAGGTCTTTCTAATAATCTAGCACCAGTGTCTGGTCTTGGTCTGCGTGTCCAAAACTCGTGTGTTCTTCCATAACCTGAATCTTCAATTTCAGCGGCCATTTGTCTGTCAGAAGAAACTAGTATGTCTACTTCTTCTTCTTGGTATATTCTATTGCAACCTGCTACTGGACCGTAACTGCGTAAGCGTTGTACGTCTAGTCCTTGTCTGCTTTGTCCGTTGCCTAATGCAAATCCATAAGTCATAAAAAATCCCTTGTATCGTATTTAACACAAGGGATTTTGACCTTAATATAATTTAAAATTATGCTAAAGGTGTAAGTCTGATTAAAGACTCTGAAGAGTCGTCTGCAACAGCCCATGAATAAACAGTGCCATTGAATCCAACTGCTTTGTGTGCAGTAATTTTTTGAATAGTAACGTTATCGCCACCGTCAACTTGGCCAACAATAGAACATTCACCTGCGTCGTGTCCTGTTACTTTATCTACAAGATAAGCAACGCCTGAAACTGTACCTGCGTCATTTGAAACTGTAAATTTGTTAGAACCTTTTTGGTTAACAATGTAACCTTCAAAGTCTGTACCGCTAATATCTGCACGAACTGGAATAGTAGCCGGAGCTCCACCAGTTGCACCTAAAAAGTATTTGTCAATAGGTCTTCCCATTTTATATTTCTCCTTATAGAAGTCCGATGTGGGTTCTATCCACTACGCTGATATGGTTAAACAGCATAAACTAACTACCCCGTGTAATTAGCACTAGTATTTATCTTGATAGTGTTTAAAAACAAGCTCTGCGTATTCTTTGTGCCACGAGTTACCTGGATGACTTCCGTCTCTTGCTGTAGTGTCAGGATTTATACCAAAGTCTGTATACTCTCCTGGAGCATGTACTAACGGAATATTTCTAACTAGACAAAATTGTTTTAAGAATATTATATTTTTTTGTAGATTGTGATATGCCCAATTAGGATTTTCAAACAGTTTAGGATATTCTGCTGTGTCTAATTGGTAGTCTGTTATTGAGTGTTTGTTTTTAGGCAATTCAAATCTAGACTCTGCAGGCCAACATACTGCTATTAAGTTTGGTTTTAACACGTCTACAGTCTTGTATATTGAACGTACAACATAGTCTGGGCTCGTACTACTCTGTGCTAGGTTCCAAACTGTTGTAGGCTGGTTAAAATGCGTTTTAAGCTGTTGTGGCCAAGTGTTCTCATACTTAACACCTACACCCACCGTTAGACTACATCCTGATACTAGTATGTTAAAGTCACTACGCTGACGGAAACTATCAGATCTAAATCCATGTTCATTAAATGTATAAGTTATATCATCATGATTAATTGAATTCTCAGGTGTATCTGTATCTATCCACTCGTATGTTTTGTTAGGTGGATACTTAGCATAGAACAATTCTTGTTCCCATGCTGAATCAAAAGGTGATGAATATAATTTAAAATCTAACTGCGACATGCAATTACTTATTGTTTAGAAACTAAGGTCAAAAAAAAGAGGACTCCGAAAAGTCCTCTTTTAATGTTTTACTAAAGTAGTATAAAACTACTGTTCTAATCTTAGCTGAATGATAAGTTAGAAACAGCAATTTCGCCCAAATAGTCAGCCGCGTTACCGAAAGATGACGCACTGTTTGTAAGCTCAACATAACCATAACGTGTCATGAATGATACTACTGGTTCAAATGTTGATGGATCCAATACAACGCCAGATGACATTAATGGGATATATGGGCAATAGAATGCCGCCGCATCAGCTTCTGATGAACCTTTATAACCAACTAAAACTGGAGTTGTGTCTGAAGCATATGAGTCAACATAAACTTTCATTGCTGAGTTTAATGTACCAACGAATTTAGTGTTTGTTGGTGCTTCAAATGTACCTTCAGTTGAACGTGCAAACGCTGAAGTAGTAGCTGATTGTAAAACTGTTAATGCCGCTGGTGAAACAACAGCCCAGTTACCAGCACCACGTCTTGTGCGTTGTGCAACCAAGTTAGCTGTTCTGTTGATTAGAACCGCTAAAGCCGCGTGTTCGTC